ACTTTTGGAAGTAAGAGTATGAGCAAAGGTTGTCTGATTGAGAAACGTTACTGCGAACGATATAAGATACCAATAATCGAAAGGGGTGATTACGACGAGTGCTGAAATAGATAATACGTTTGTAGGGAGTAGACAGTTCTTCGGTAGAAAAGTTATTTATTCGTCTGAGAGCGAAATAACAAGAGAGAACGTAGTAGAGGTTTTGAAAAAGGCGATGAGCGTTCATCTCACCAACAGTAGTGAGATAGATTACCTCTACCGTTATTACCGTGGTGACCAGCCTATTCTTCGGCGTGTCAAGCGGGTTAGACCTGAGATAAACAACAAAATCGTCGAAAATCACGCCCTCGAGATAGTAGACTTCAAGAAAGGTTATGTGTTTGGTGAACCCATCCAATACGTTAGACGGGGTGAGAGTGAGGAAATATCTGAAAAAATCACTCAACTGAACGAATATATGTTCGCCGAAGATAAGGCGGCGAAAGATAGTGAATTAGCCGAATGGTTCTATATCGCAGGAACGGGGTATCGAATGATATTGCCGGATACTCATTTCAATGAAGAAATGGATGAGAGTCCTTTTGAGATTGATGTACTAGATCCACGATATACATTCGTGGTTTACAATAATGGTTTTGGTAAGAAGCCTTTAATGGGTGTGAAATTCATTAAAACGATTGAAGGTAATTATATTTACAGTGTTTATACCCCGACCACTTATTTCGAATTGGAAGGGTGGGAGATTGTTAAAGAACAACCCCATGTCTTAGGAGATATACCGATTATCGAGTACCCTGCAAACAACAATAGATTGGGTTCCTTCGAAGTTGTTTTAGGCTTATTGGACGCCCTAAACAATGTAGCTTCAAATAGAATGGATGGGATAGAACAGTTTATTCAATCGTTTATGAAATTTGTAAATTGTGATATTGACGAAGAAGATTTTATGGCTTTGAAAGAGTTAGGGGCAATTAAGATTAAGGGAGAACCCGGCAATCCTGCAGATGTGGCGATTGTATCACAAGAACTCAATCAAACACAAACACAAGTCACCAAAGATGACATTTACCAAATGATACTCATAATTTGTGGTATGCCCGATAGGAATGGGGCAAACCGTACAACGGGTGACACGGGTCAGGCGGTCATACTAAGGGATGGATGGAGTGCTGCCGAGTCGAGGGCGAGGGATAATGAACTCATATTCAAGCGTTCAGAGAAACAATTCTTAAAGTTGGCACTGAGGATAGCGAGAGATTATTCAGGATTAGATTTAAAGTTAAGCGAGATTGATATTAAGTTTACGAGAAACAGAACTGATAACTTACTCGTTAAGACACAGGGTATGCAGAATCAACTTGAAGCGGGAATACATCCTCAAATAGCAATTGCGAATAGTGGATTGTATAGTGATCCCGAACAGGTGTATTTAGACTCACTACCGTACTTGAAAAAGTGGTTAAGCGCAAAGGCAACGGCGACACCGGGGAACAACAAGCCGAATAATGCTGAAAGCAAATTAGAAGGTGGTACCATTGATTGAATTAAGATGTCGAAACTGTGGTAAATTGCTAGGTTACATTGAAGGTAAGGCTGAAATCAAATGTCCGAGATGTAAACAAATGAATAAAATTAATACCGAGCACCCTAAGAGTGCCAGTTGTCCTGTAATATGAAAAGGTTGATTGGCGCTTTTTATTAATGACAGAGAAGTCTTTAAAACACGAACCGCTAGAGAAAGCGGTATAGAAATGTCTCAAAAATTGAAGTGAGAGAACACTTACAAAAAAAAAACACAGGAGGTATGAAATGGAACTGAAAAAAAAAAAAAAAACACAGGAGGTATGAAATGGAACTGAAAGATTTATTAGGTGACAAGTATCGAGATGATTTGACTATTGAGGAAATCAATGCGCTTTTAGCAGATAAAAATTTTGTTGACCCTTCAACCTTACCGAAGTCGGTTGAGAAGTCGGTATTTGATAAGACGGCTTCCGAATTGGCGAAGGTGAAAAAAGAATTGAAAGCATTGAAAGAACAGACTATGAGCGATGAAGAAAAAATTCAAGAGGAACTTAAAAAGGCACAAGAAGCACAAACCACTTATGCAAGAGAGTTATCTAAGTTACGAGCAAAAGAGATTTTTGTTGAAGCCGGTTTAACTGAAAAGGAATATTCTTCCATTTTGGATACAGTGGTATCGGATGATGAGGAAGTTACTAAAACGAGAGCAAGAACAATGATAGAATTAATTGCTAATCAAAAGAAATTGGCAGAAGAAAAACTTAAAAAGGAATTATTAAAAGGTACTCCCTCCCCTAGAAATGGTGACGGAAGTTCGACCATAAGCAAGGAAGATTTTAAAAAGATGGGTTGGAGGGAGCGAGTAGAACTCAAACAACAAAATCCAGAGTTGTTCAAACAGTTATCAAAAGAAGATTGACAAGGAGGAATAAATTATGGCATTAGATACAAATGCGACAAAATTAGCAAGTTTAATTGACCCAGAAGTGTTAGCACCAATGATAGAGCAAAAAATGGTGGATATGATGAAATTCGCACCTTTGGCGCGACTTGATTATACTTTGCAGGGTAGACCCGGAAGCACCATTAGTTTACCTAGTTATGCTTATATTGGAGATGCGGAAGATGTCGCAGAAGGTAACGACATTCCAATCGCTGAACTGACACAATCCAGCGTAGAGGTAAGTGTCAAAAAAGCAGGCAAAGGAGTTCAAATTACCGATGAAGCTGTGCTTAGTGGATATGGTGATCCAATCGGTGAAGCAATAGATCAATTAGGACTATCTATCGCAAGTAAGACAGATAACGACGTATTAGAGGTGTTGGGTGGTATTCAAGCGCCTATGATACACGCTGCGTCCGGACCATTGACTTCCGACGAGGTAGCCAATGCCCTTGTAAAGTTTGGCGAGGATATTGACGGCGAAAAGGTGTTACTAATTGCTCCTGAACAATTAGCACAACTTAGAGTCAACGAAAACTGGATACCCGCTACCGATATGGGAGTTCAGGCGCTTATGAGTGGCGTTATTGGTATGATTTGGGGTTGTCAAGTAGTTATATCCAATAAGATTAAACTCGATCCCGTGTCGGGTAAGTTTGTGAACTTTATCGTGAAACCCGGCGCATTAGCAATTTACATGAAGCGAGATACTTTGCTTGAAACTGACAGAGATATTATCAATAAATCTACCGTAATGACCGTTGATAAGCATTATGTAGCGTACCTATATGATGCTTCTAAGGCAATCAAAATTGAAACCGTTGAGCCAACTTACACAATAACCGTAACAGTTACAGCAGGTGGAGGAACGGGAACTATTGTAATTAAGGCGGGAAATACTACTATAGAGTCTGAACAAGATGGAACATATGAGCTTGTAAATGGGGTTTATTCTTACACAGCATCCGCAGACGGATTTGTTACTAAAACAGGAACATTTACCGTTGAAGGAAAGGATAAAACATTAGCCGTTACCCTTGACGCAGCTGCGTCCTAGGAGGGATTAGAGCATGGGAATGTTGTTAAGACGACATAGAGTTAAAAAAGATAACCCCCCTAAACTTACAACCTTAAACCACGTGACCCCTAAAGCAAAAGTTAAAACGAAGGTGAAGTATAGGGAGTTAGCTTATAACTCCCTCAAAACCTTTGCTAAAGAGCAAGGGGTGAATCTAGGGAAGTATCGCAAGAAGGATGAGATTATAGATCAACTAGATAAGATTTTAGGATAGGAGGCTGGTGGGATGGCGACCCAATTAGAACGATTAAAAATCCACTTAGAGATAACCGATTCAAGCGAGGATGCTTTACTTCAAGATATTTTAACAAGTGCTAAGAACGCCATCCTTGCGAGAAGGTATCCATATACCGAATATCCGATGGATGAAACAGGGGAAACCATCCTTGAAAAGCGATACGAGGACTTGCAAATAAGAATAGCGATCTATTTATATAACAAGCGTGGGGCAGAGGGACAGACGGTTCATAATGAAAATGGTATCAATCGTACCTTTGAAAGCGCCGATATCCCCGAAAGCATACTGCGAGTTGTAACCCCTTACGTGGGGGTGTTTGAGTGAGAACGTTAGAACGTAATAAACAAACGATTTATTACGCCTTGTACGAGGGTAAAGAACCCTTAACAGACGAGTATGGGAACCCGACAGGGGAGTACGAGGTTTTATATAGTGAACCCGTACTTTTGAAAATCAACGTATCAGCCGCGAGAGGTGAGTATTCTACCAGGCAATTTGGCGAGATGGAGAATTACGACAAGATTCTCGTCACAGACGATATAAACCTTCCCATCTCCGAAACAAGCATCTTATGGATAGATTCATTAGATACAACCAAACCCCACGATTATATTGTAAAGAAAGTGGCTAAAAGCCTGAACACTATTTCCTATGCTGTTACAAAGGTGAAGTTAAGTGAGTAAATCTATAGTTTTTAATCTTTCAGAAGATTCAATTTCAAAAGCCATTAGAGAACTTGAGAAATACAAGGGTGAGTTAAAAAATAAGGTCCATTTACTTATTGAAAGGCTCACCGATTATGGCGTAGAAGTCGCCAAGGCTCAAGTCAGGGAACTAGGTGCCTTTTATACAGGTGAATTAGAAGAAAGTATTACAGGTTACTACAGTCCCTCTACACAGGTAGGAATTATCAAAACAGACGTTCCATACGCAGTTTATGTTGAGTTTGGAACAGGTGTTGTAGGCAAGGACTCAAGCCATCCTGTCGCAGATTTACAAGGGTGGCGATATGACGTAAACGATCATGGTGAAAAGGGTTGGTGGTACTTCAACGAACGAGACCAAAAATGGCACTGGACCAAAGGAATTGAAAGTCGCCCATTTATGTATAACACAGTTCAGATCTTAGAAAGAGAGTGTATGAAAATAGCAAGGGAGGTATTCGGCCGTGATTGATATTGAAAATATAATATTTGCTAACATAGTAAACGAACTACGAGAACAATTCAATCCGATATTTATATATGGCGAATATGTTAAAGCCCCTGCTGATTTTCCTACAGTATGCATTGAGGAAAAAAGTAACGCCGATTATTACCGCACACAAGACAGCAATTCAGAGAACCATGCTTCATTGATGTATGAGGTAAATGTTTATTCCAACAAACAAGTCGGTAAGAAAGCCCAATGCAAAGAGATATTCAAAGCTGTAGACGAACAATTTAAAGAAATGGGCTTTACTAGGATTTTGAAAGAACCTGTACCCAATTTAGAAAACGCAACAATCTACAGAATGATTGGTCGATACACAGCAGTATCATCTGCTGATGGAAAAATATTTAGGAGGTAATGAGATGAGTAATAGAAACGCTATTAGTACCTATGGTACAACCTTAAAATGGGGTTCGACTGCTGCTTCACTATCAAAGGAAGTAGATATTAAAAACTTCCCAGATTTAGGTGGAGCACCAGAAATGATTGAGACCACTACACTTAGTGATGCCATGCAGACCTTTATAAACGGTATTCAATCAGCTGGTGAAATGGCCTTTACTTGCAATTACACTAAAGCAAGTTACGAAGCAGTTAAAGCAGATGCAGGTACCCCTTTGTACTACGCTTTAGAGTTTGGCAACAACGGAGATGAAGGCATATTCGAGTGGCAGGGCGAGCACTCCGTTTATGTAACAGGTGGAGATGTAAATTCGCCTGTTGAGATGGTTATTACCATTGCCCCATCAACAAAACCCGAACTAAAAGAAGATTAAGGGGTGAATTAAATGGCAAAAAAGATCTCCTTTATATATGATGGCAAAGAGTACACCTTAGAGTACACACGAAAATCAATCGAAATAATGGAGAGACAAGGTTTTAACGTAAATGATATTAGCGAAAAACCAATGACAACTCTTCCTGCTCTGTTCGCAGGTGCGTTCCTAGCCCATCATAAATGGGTTAAAAAAGACGTAATAGACGAGATTTATAACAGAATGGAGAATAAGCAAGACCTACTTCAAAAACTAACTGAGATGTATAACGAGCCGATAGAGGCCTTGTTTGAAGAACCAAAGGAAAGCGAGGGAAACGTGAGCTGGGAGGCGAGCTGGTAGAACACGCCTCCCCCATTTCCTATACTGAACAATTTAATGAGGCCTTCCCTTTTTACCTAGCTATAGGAATGACATATGACCAATACTGGAATGGGGATTGTTGCTTACCTATATATTACAGGAAAGCTCACGAGATAAAAAAGAAACAAAAGAATGAGGAATTATGGTTACAAGGTGCGTACATATATGACGCTTTATGTAGGGTTTCTCCCATATTACACGCTTTTGCGAAGAACGGAACGAAACCACAACCTTATCCCAATAAACCATATGACCTCACAGAAGAAGAAATTCAAAGAACTAAGGAAGAACAGAGAAAGGCTAACAGAAAACTAGCTAGGGCTAAGTTTGAAGCATGGGCCTCGAGCCTCGATTTACCATCTAAAAAAGAAGGGAAGTGAGCAAATGCCAACAATAGACGATTTAAGAATAGAAATATCCGATAATTCAAAACAGGCTGTCAGTGGCATAGACTCCCTAACCGAATCTTTAAGTAAATTAAAAGCCATTACAAGAGGTGGCGTGGGGCTTAATGGCGTAGCTAATCAGTTTAAAAAATTAAACCAAGCCCTTCAAGAACTCCAAGACCCTTCTGAGAAGATTAAGAAGTTAGTAACTGCCCTAAAGCCTCTAGAAACCATTAAAAAAACTCAATTAAACTCAACGGTCAACTCGCTCAAAAAACTTCCCAATATAACCAATGAATTAGCCAATATCAACATGGATAAATTTGAATCTCAAATTAAGCGAGTGGCCCTTGCTATGAAACCCCTAGCTGATGAAATGAATAAGGTCGCAGCAGGGTTTCAGTCTTTCCCTAAGCAAATGAGAGACTTCTTGTCGGAGAGCGAAAGGGTAGGCAGAGGCACTAATAAAACCGCAAGGGCTTTCGGTGGGTTTAAATTACGCCTGGGGTTATCGTTAGTAGCACTAAGACAACTAACTCATAAGATGGGTGAATGGGTGCAAGAAAGTAATGCCTATGTTGAGAATTTGAACTTATTCAGAGTAACAATGAAGGACGCTTCTGATGAAGCCTTGGCGTTTGCTGAACGAGTGCATGACGCTTTTGGAATAGACCCTTCCGAATGGATGCGTTTTCAAGCAGTATTCCAAAACATGTTGACAGGTTTTGGGGTTATGAATGATACAGCTAGTGTAATGTCAAGAAACCTCACTCAATTAGGCTATGATTTAGCTACAATATTCAATGTTGATTATTCAGTAGCTATGAGAAAATTAGAAAGTGCTATAGCGGGACAACCACGACCTATGAGGGAGTGGGGTTTTGACATGTCCGAAAGTACACTAAAATTAGTCGCTTTGAATAATGGTATTCAACAAAACGTCGAAACCATGACACAGTACGAAAAATCTCAATTAAGATATATTCAGCTTATGCAAACAGCAGAAAAACAAGGTATACTAGGAAACTTTGCAAGGGAAATTCATACTCCTGCTAATGCTTTCCGTATTCTTAATCAACAGTTAGTACAATTCAAACGTGCATTAGGTAATATGGTAATTCCAATCTTGATGAAGATTTTACCTTACCTACAAGCGTTTGTAGTGGTATTAACTGATATTGCTAGGGCGTTGGCTAATATATTAGGGTTCACCTTACCTGTAATTGATTATTCGGGAATAGGTGATAATTTCGGCGCCATAAGAGACGAGGCAGACGAGGCTAACGATTCAGTAAGCAAATTAAAGAACTCGCTAATGGGCTTTGATGAACTTAATGTTCTATCTCGATCCAGTGGAACAGGTGGTATAGGTGGGATAGGGAGTGGTTTTGAAATCGACCCCAGCTTATATGATTATGATTTCCTAGGGAAAATGAGAAACCAGGTCAACGACCTTGTTGACGCTTTCTATGAGAAAATTCAACCTGTAATTCAATATATAAAAGACAATTTTAACCACATAAAAGATATCACCTTATCCATAGGGGCAGGTTTGCTAACATGGAGATTTGCCAAAGGTGTAGAGTGGTTATTTGGTCTATTTCAAAATAAAATGTCTCCTACATTAGGTATAGCTCTAACAATAGGTGGAATCACCTTGGCAGTGTCTGGACTATCAAATATAGTGTCTGGTTCAGCAGATGTTATAGATTATATAAAAACAGCACTAGGTTCTGCTTTGGGTATAGGGGCTTCATTTATAACGCTTGGTACAGGCCCTGCTGGATGGGCTATGGCGATTGCTACCACTGTAGTTATAACTGTAGTAGGGGCTAAATTAGGCGTTGAGAAATCAATAGGCGAACTTATAGACACCGTCCTAGGAACAGGTGATACATCAATAGTCGATATTTCAAATGCTTTTTCTGAGGCTATGGAAAAAATATGGGCCAGCTTTGACCCTGTTATCGAAAGTGGGCAACAGATAAAAGAACACGCAAAAAGCATTGAGGAATCCAAAGACAACATTCAAGCGCTCTTTAATGTAATAAATTCCGGTGCTGGTGATAGTGTTGAGAATTTAGATAAAATCGCCGTTGCTATGGGGGATATCCTTAATGAAACTCAATTATTAAGAGACAAAGCCTATGGTAATATCATTCACGCATTATCTACTTCCTTTGTGGATGTAGAGAAAACTGTCGGTGAATCTGCTGAAAATATTATTAGAGATATCCTACTTATCAAGAACGAAGGAGACGAGAGATTAACCGAGGCTCAAATAGCTATAAGGAATTATCAAAAAGCTTGGCAAGAGGGTAGCCTATCTACCAGCGAGTATATTGACAAAGTAACAAAGAAATACGATGAACTATATGGGACAACCACTATCCTAGATGATGTTAGATTATCATTCGAGGAAGTAATGTATACCCTTAAAAATATAAACTGGGAAGATGAAGCCGACAGATCTAAAGCGATTGAACAGATTGCAAGGAGTGCCCAAAATGCTAGTGGAAAAATCGAGGAATACTTTGAAGCTATATCAGATAGCTACGAGTACTTATTACAAGATATAACCGACCCTGAACTCCGTGAAAAAATGACCAAGGCGTTTGTGGTGCTCAATGATGCAAATCGTAAAGAAGCCGAGGGAGAAATAATACGTAACCTAGAGTTGTTACACGGAGCGATTAATTTAGATTTAGCCAAACGTATAGCAGGTATAGGTTATGTTGCTGAAAAGGAATGGAAAGAAGCTGGTATCTTACAAGGGTTATTGGGTTATAGTGCAGCAGTACCTGAAACATTCAAACAATTTGAAAGAGATGTAATCGCTCCCCTTGAAACCGAATTACAGGATGCCTTTAAAGAGTTTGGCTACACAGGAGAAGTCAACCTAAGAGATTCCATAGATTATATGTTTGAAGAAGGGTTTATATTCCCTAAGTGGTTCTCTGTCAACCAGTTCACAGGGGATCTTGATAGTGTGTTAAAGGAAATCGTTGAAGAAGCTGAGAAGAAAGTCAACAAAAACCCATTGAGTTTAAAGATAAAAGCCAATGTTGACATCAGCGCGAACACAAGCGCATTGATTGCAATGCAAAAAGGTACGAGAAGATATGCAGACGGCGGTTTCCCCCAAGAAGGTCAATTCTTCATCGCACGTGAAGCTGGCCCCGAGTTAGTCGGTTCCATAGGAAGAAAAACAGCAGTAGTCAACAATGACCAAATCGTAGAATCTGTATCAGCAGGTGTGGCTAAGGCAGTGAGCAGTGTTATCGGCAGGTCTAGCGGAGAATCGGGAGATATAGTTTTCCGAGTTAATGAAATGGAACTAGGTAGAATAAGTAAATCGGCTATTAACAAATACAACAAAGCAACAGGCAATATGGCGCTTGAACTGTAAGGGGGCGGAGATATGATATTAAAAATAAATGGTGTGGCCATAAAAGACCCTTCTAGCTTTTCGGTTGACATAATGGACTTAGATAGCGAAGATGCCACTCGTAACGCACAAGGCGACTTAATAAGGGATAGAATCGCTGTTAAGAGAAAGTTATTTTGCCAATGGCCTCCCTTAAAAGACTCAGAAATATCCACTCTATTACAGGCTGTTAAAAACCCATTCTTTACAGTAGAGTATCCCGACCCAATGGAAGGAGAAAGAGTAACAAAAACATTTTATGTAAGCAATCGAACTGTCCCTATGTATTGTTATGACTCAGCAAAAGGGATACATCTTTGGGAAAGCCTTAGTATGAATTTTGTAGAAAGGTAG